TGATGAACTGAAGACACGATTGAACGCAGTTCTTGCAGGGACTACATCAGTAGGAACTGCTGCAGCAGTGATGGAAGATGCGCCGTGGGTAGAACCCAAGGTGGATACAAAACCTTCTCCCGCACCCTCTGTTGATAATGATGAAGGAGACACTATATCATACTTTGAAAAGTTAGCTAACGACTAAGAGATTGGGGGGGATTTATTCCCCCCCTTTTTTATACCTAATGAGCATACTGGGCATAACCACTGTTCATTTCATTAAACTTATTGGGGTTGATTGGGCCGGTATCACGACCTGTAGTGGTGACACTTGATGATTGTCTTGCATCAACAATATTAGTTGGTGCACCACCACCCTGAGCCTCAATTTTTGCAGAAAGACGATCAATTGAAACAGATAATTTATTGCTGGGTGTTATATCTGCACCAGCAGTACCCGATCCTCTTGTTTGTAATGGTGTCACATTCCCACCCATGTTACCTTTGATCACTGGTGACATAGTAGAACTTCCAGTAGAACTTCCAGTAGAACTTCCAGTAGAACTTCCAGTAGGTAATGCTCCGGCGGATGGCTTCTTTTTTTCACCAGAACCGTTCATCCAACCATTGATATCTGGTGCCCACCATGCATCTGGGAAGGCATCAACCTTTTCTCCAAGCATCCACTGCATTAGTCCCGTTGCAAGCGTTGCACCACCAAAGTAACCTGCCAGACCACCCATAGCAGCACCAATAGGACCACCAAGCATCATACCTAACGCTCCACCTAGTATAGATGTGCCAACACCACCGAAAACACCAGTACCAGCTGCTATTTTTGCTTTAGTGCTCATTTTATCATTATTGAAAATAGAAACTAAATCACTAATTGCAAATACAGCAGATAGCCCTGGAATTCTTTTTGCTAATCCTAGAAATTTTCCAACTTTAGGGAATTTTTTAAGTAGATTTAACGACATCGGCGCTTTTGGTGGCGTCACTTTTCCAACTGGTTTTTGTGACGTTGCTTTCCCATCTGCACCCATCTGCATCAAGTTGCCTGTTTTAGACTTGACAAGTTTATTGCCCTTTGAGTCTGTTCCAGCAACAACGGGTTTTGCACCAGCAGCACTAGTGCCACTAGTGGTGGGTTTAGGTGTATTCTTTAACCCTAAAGCACTCAAAGCACCACCGGCTAAACCAAATGCCCCCTTAATTGCTTTGAAACCCAGTGTCAATGGTGACAGCAATAAACCAATTGCTTTTTTGGTTAACCACCCAGCGGTAAGTAAACCCAATCCAATTACCAGAGCTCCTTTAGCTGAAAACATTTCAGCAAGTTTAGAAAACCCTGCACCTATTCCACCACCTTCACCAAAGAATGCATCATAAAGTTCTTTTACTTTTGGAATTATGGTTCCACTGATATATTCTGATAACTTCTTGAAGGTATCACTTTGCAGAAATAATCCAAGTGCAATCAATAACCCACCAATCGCAAGAGTAGAAAGAAGTGCTTTTGCACCACCTATTAACACCTTCTTACTACTCGCCCACATTCCAGCGATGCCCGCCCCAATTTTATCTAGACGGGAACCATTCTTTTTTGCATCAGCCCGCATATCTTCTTTTATTTGTTTTCGTGCAGCAGGGGATTCTGCATTTTCAAGTCTATCTTTGAAATCTGCCTTTCTTGCCTCAAAACTCAGTTTAGAATATTCTTTATTGTCCTCTGCAATCTTACCCTGTGATTCTAATTCTTTTTTAAGTGCAACTGCCTGACCAGCAGATGTTTGTTCCCATTTTGCAGTTGCCTCTGTCTTTTCAGCAGTGATCTTCATATTTAAGTTTAGTTTATCAAGAGCGTTTTGAGCCTCTGCTTTTTCTTTTGTTGAGCCAAGACTTGAATTTATTTGTTCTATAAGCTCTTTTTGTTGTTCTTCATTTGCTTTGAGTTCAGCCGCCGCACCATCCTTGATGGCCTTCGCAGTTTCAGCATTCTCCTTTGCAAGTTTTTCTTGGACGCTTGCAAGGTTACTGAAAGTTTTTTCTAACTCTGACGCAAGAGATTGATTCTCCTTTGCAGCTTTGGCAGCTGCGATTTTTTCAACAGCTTTTACTAAATCTTTAGCATTATCTTTATCGGCCATGACTTATTCCTTATTTCTTTTTTGTCATTGCTTGAGCGCCAAAGAATGCTGCGACGATACCAGCAACCGCAATGAAGTATACTCCCGCCATATCACCAAGAATCTTTGCTGCTTGATCCATATTGAAGATTGTTGCAAGAACTACGATAATGGGATACAGTAGCATACCACCAAGTGAGTACCATGCCATAGTGCGCTGTGCATCACGCATTGCGTCTGCATCCTCAAGTTCTCTGCGTTTGAACTCAAGATGCATCTCTTGTTCGTTAGGACTAACCTTACCGTCACCATTTGTATCGGCAGGATGGTAACCTGATGCTTTGATTTCTTCTTCAGCCATTTGATTAACTCCTACTTTTTCTCTCTTGTTTTTCGTGCTCCACTTTCTCATCCTCTAGATGTTTCACTAACATACCAACATAGATTTCTCGTTCCCAAGGTAGCATATTCTCTAATTCTGTCAAACTCCAATTATGATGTTGTATCATTCCAAAGTTTGTTTTGTAGTAATTTACTATGCTGTCCTGGGACAGCCCTATTCCAAAAAACTCTCAAGTCCCTCCAATAATACCTCACCCTTCTTTTTGGTCTTAGGATTGACTACATCAATGATGTGTCTCACCTTTGGCATTGTCTCAAAGAATTTTAGAACGCCCTCCATCTGCGTACTATTCATAGAATCAACAAATTCAACAATCTCATCCTGAGTCATATCAATTCTATTAATCACTTCCTCACCTGATGTAATTGTATCAACACACTCAACAACCAAAACCAATGTCTTTTCGAACTCACCAAAATTGTCATTTAATCCTTTAAGGTCTTTCAATCGTGGATATCTTAAATTTAATTTAATATCTTTTGTGATTTCAATTTCTTGTGAGTGTTCTACATTACGTTGTACCTCAATTTCGTCTAAGTTAATTTTAACCTCAACCGCAGTTTCCTCGTCATCTGGACATATAACACTTAACGTCACAACAGAACCAGAAGATTTTGATCTTATTTGTAAAAATACATATTCGACATCAAACATTGGAACATTATTAACATCCAAAGCACCAAAGGTGCAATTATGTATCAAATTTGCCATAGCATCAGTTATTTCTTGTTCATTACCAGATTCTTGAGCAATCATCAAAATCTTTTGTTCTTTGACCAAGAAAGGTCTATATTTAATTTCCTCCTGTGTTGATGGTAATGTTAGTGTGTACTCAGAAGTTTGTAGTTTAGGTAACGCCATAATGTTTCATCCTTTATCATAATTTGCTTAACCGAGTCTGCTTAACACCTTCGGTATGTTCGCATTAATTGATCTCTCTGCACCTGTAATTACTGTATCAAGAACCTTCTCCATAAGGTTAGGTGGTTGGTTATTAATATCAAGTGTCTCCCAATATCTATATTGCATGGTAACAGGTATTTTTATAATGTCACCAGCTGGACCCGCATCAAAGGATGATGGACCAATCTCTTTTGGGAAGCAATCTCTAATTCTAATTCCGTATCGTCTTGTATTCTGTACATCTAGAACATAAATGTCAATGTCTTTGATATAATCTTTATAATACTTGACATTCCAAGTTCCCCTGTCCCAAGCCTCTTCTTGCCAAGATTCAAAGAACACTCTTTCCTCTAGGTCGCTACTTGCTTGAAAACTCATAGAGAGTGTACCACCAAATGTAATACCGTCAACAATCTCTGGTGCAATACCATACACGTTGCTGTCTACTGACGTATTAAGAGCTCTCCCCGGCAGATCAAGAGATTCACATCGCATAGATACTTTTCTTGCATTCCCTTCGCCGGGGGATGTGATAATAACCTCATACCGGCTTGGAAGTGCATATCCATTGTCACTATGAAACTCTGACAGGAAATTATTGATTACTCCAAATGCGGTTGATTCTACAAAACTTGCAAGTGTAGCCATTAGATCATTGCCCTTGAATCTTTCCACACAGCTGATTCACCTGCTTTCTTAAATCTTTGCACAGGTAGGAGCGTTGCGATTGTAAATTCATCTGCATCAATCCTGCGAAACTGTGACTTAGTGTATCCAGCAAGGTATCTGTGTAGGGTTGGTTTGATAATGCGTAAACTTTTCAATTTACTATAATCAACTATAAGTCTTGTTGACTCATCAAATGCGGTATTATTAGAATAATCCACTAACTTATCAAGCAACTTCATTCTCAATGGAATGGGTAGGTAATGGAAGTTGATACCAAGAAACCCGTCTGAATACATCTCTAATGGTAGCACCAAAGGGAAGGTATCATAGTATGGCAGAGTTGATTTAAATTTTGGACTATACATAAACATATTAAGCTTACCATAGAATGGTTTATTATTCCGCTTACCATCTCGTAAGAGGTCTAATGAACTTGGTGTACCAAACTCTTTAATCTTTTCTCTATACCATGCAGTTGACTTTGGGCGACCTTTCGCCTCATCCTTAACTGCTTGCATATACTTACTGGGAGCTCTTGCCATAATACTATTTATAAGATATTCCTAGATGATCTTCAGTTAATATCTTAAACTCCATGCCGTTATTTGCACACCAATCAGTCGCATATCTCCATTTAGCATCATTTACACCGTATGTCATAACCGCATTCATCCACCGTCTATTTTTCCTCTTGGGTTCCTTGGGTGGTTTGCACTGCACCTTGGGTTTGACCTCAATAATCATCTTCTTAATAGTCCCATCAGCTTGCTTAACTTTAATATAGAAATCTGGGAAATATCTGTGAAAGCGACCATCCTTGGGTGATAAATAGGGTATAATGATCTCTTCACTACCCCATTCAATGACGGCGCTGCTGGTATCACAATACACCATAAACTTACGTTCCCAGAGAGAACGATAAACTATGTTTCGTGAATCACCCTTATATTTTTGGGGTTTGGTTGGTGTGTATCGACCTTTGTATGACATGTGTTATAAATAGTTCCACTAGAGTATATAAGGATATTTAGACA